ATGGGTCCTGCGACCTCTGCCGATAGATTCAGTGCCGGTGGTAAGACGTATTTTAGTCTCGCTGGTGCTAAGCCGACTGGTGCAACGTGCAGTTATGGCGACGGATCGGGCGAGGGCGTCAAAGACCAGGACTGCGTCCAGTCCGGCACGCTCACGATGTGCATTCGCAGCGATGGCAAGAACTGCGCGACAGCTTCCACTGGTAAACAGTTCTGCTGGTCGCCCGGAGAATCCGGCGTCAAGAAGGCCGACAACAACAATCAGGCCGCCACCAAGTCCCCTGAGAATGCGGCTATCAATGCGCCCAAGGATGCGCCATCTAACGGCGGCGATTGGAAGGTTACGGGGCAGGGTACGTCCTCGGAGACTAGAGGCGGCGTTACGACTAATTCAAACGTCACCACATTCGATAGTACTTATGGCAAGGACGGTTCCGGCAAGGGGGACGGCACCGGCTCTGGTACGGATTCCGGTAGCGGCGACGGCGACGGCGAAGAAGGCGAAGGCGATGATCCTGGCGAGGGTGCAGCGATAGGAGACCTTTACACCAAGAGCAATAAAACCGTTGAATCTGTCGTTTCCAAGTTCGCCGCGCAGGTGCGCTCCACTCCCGTTGCCGGTGGCATCGCAAGTTTTATGACCGTTCCAGCTGGTGGTTCTTGTCCTGTGTTTAGCCTCGGTGCCTCCAAGTGGTGGAATGCCATGACGATTGATTTTCACTGTGGCGGTACATTTCTCGCGTTTCTGCGTGCGTGCGGCTGGGTTATTTTGGCAATTGCTGCGTATGCGGCTATTCGCATCGCTGTGACATAAGGGGCAGGGTATGCAAGCTGGTTGGTTGAGTGATCTAACCGCCTGGATTTGGAAGGCCGTCAAACTCGTTTGGCAGGCTTTTTCTGATTTCGTGGGCGATCTTTTTGTGATGTGGCTTGATCAGACGCTTTCTGCGGTTCTCTATGTCATGAACCTGCTACCGCTCCCCGATTTCATGAAAGGGCAGAGCATCGGCGGCATGCTCGGAAATGCCGGCAGCACGATCTTGTGGTTTGCGGACGTGTTCATGATCGGTCCGTCGCTCGTTGCCATCGGCGCGGCGATGATTTTCTACTTGTTGCGTCGCGTCCTGACGCTCGGGATTTGGTGAGATGCTTGTTTTCAATGAAGGCGTTCCGCGTGCCGGCAAGAGCTATGATGCGGTAAAGAATCACATATTGCCCGCGATCAAGAAGGGTCGTCGCGTCTTCGCGCGTCTCAACGGTCTACGGCATGATCGCATTGCCAAGCATCTGGGCATTGAAGAGAAAGACGTGCAGCATTGCCTTGTGCTGGTTGACACCAAGCATGTCGCCGCCATGTTTGCTTGCACGCAGGATGAGTCCGGCAAGTGGTGCATACCGGACCAATTCAAAGACGCGTTGGTCGTGATCGATGAGGTGCACGAGTTCTATGTCAACGAGCGCAAACCGCTGGAACCAGCGGTAGAGAATTTCTGGGCTCTGCTTGGTCAGAACGGTGGCGATGCGGTCATCATGACGCAGTGGATCAATCGCTTGCACTCGGCGGTCAAGGCGCGCATCGAGAAGAAGAACACGTTCCAGAAGCTCACGGCGGTCGGCATGAAAAGCCGGTATCGCGTGACCTATTTCCACACGACTTCACCCGGCAAGTTCGAAAAGGTCGGCGGACAGACGCTCAAGTACGATCCCGCGATTTTTCCGCTTTATGACGGGTATGCCCCTGGTGCCGAGAATACCGAGGTTTACGAAGAGGGCGGTAAAAACGTCTGGGCCGCGATGGCCGTGCGTGCCGTGATTTTTCTGGTCGTTGGCGGCGTTGGGCTGTATTTCTTCGCGAGCTATTTCAACAAGGGCAAGCAGCCGCCGCATGCTGCTGCTGGTCCGTCATCGACGCCAGCGGTCGGGCAGGTGTTCAAACCCGGTGAGTTGGTGTCTGCACCAGGGCAGGGGTTGCCTAATCCCGTTGCTGATCCGCTCGCCGATCTCAGTACTGAGCAGCGCTATGTGATCCAGCTTGCAGAGAAAGGCCGTATTCGCGTTGCTGCCGTTGCGCAAGTGGATGGTCGCTATCGCGCCTGGGTGCAGTGGATCGATACCTCCAACATCGTGTTGGAGCAGCTCGACTTGGCGCAATTGCAGGCACTTGGGTTTGAAGCCAGCGTGCAGCCTTACGGTGTGCGGTTGGTGGCCGGCAAGCACACCGTTGTTGCCACTGCATGGCCGTGGCACGAGCCAGTGCGCGAGCAGGACCCACGGCTCTATAACACCTCGGCGGATGGCAAGAGCGATGGCGCTGCTGGCGTTGCGACCGCAGGGAGTGACGCCGGCGGCGCTGATCGCGATCACGAGCGTGGTGGCGTGATTGGGCGTGTTCCGCGCAGCCAGGGCACGTTCCCTGAGTCCCCCGGTTATCAGGTGCAGAGCTACACGTCTCCAACCACGTTGGATATGTGATTTCGTCCCGCGTTACGATTCAGCACGGATCGTTCGGCAACTCCTGCCAGCCGTTCGACAGTCGTCGGAAGCGCTTGTGTTGAATGCACCGCTCGTCTGATTCCAGTTCGCGTAGTTGCAGCCGTGCCGGCTCTGCACGCTGAGAGCGTGGCGTGTATAGAGGTTGCGGCCCGACTGTGGGCAGCGCGGCGCTGACGCTGCGCAGGGTGAAGTAGCCCAGGCACAGCGCCACCACCCCGGCGAGTGCTGCGGTCATCAGTTGGCCGACGAAGATGCCCAGGGCGATTTCCCACCAAAGCCCATCATGGTTGTTTTGCGGTCTGTAACTCATACGGCCCCCGTTGACGATGAACGGGCATTGTAGGGGTGTAGGGGCATAGCCCCTACGGATAACGCCTCACCCGCGCCGTGGACGCCGCCGCCCCCGTCCAGTCGGGCTGCGCCGGGCACTGGCGGCTACCCCCTTACCACTCTCAACTGATAACCGCTTTTCACGCCTGCGCTGGAGTACGTCGCGCAGGTAGATCACTTCGGCTGGCCGGGGGTGCCACACGCGCTCACGTCCTTCCGCCATCATCAGTGCCCATTCGCGTGCAATGTTGCATGTCAGCGACCAGTAGCTCATCCCGACCGGATCGATGTCCCGGCCTTCTGGTGTGAAGAATCGGTGTCCCTGGAAACCAAAACCGGCCCAAGGGCCGGTCAGGTCTACGCGATCGTAGGTGTCTAGCTTCATTGTCCAGTTCGCTTCCTGTGGAGGGACCAGCAGTGATAGGCCGCCAGAGCGCACAGAAGCGTCAACACGCCACTTCGCATAATGTATAGAAGGTGGGTGTTATGGCGACGGGGGAGAGCGCCGCTAGCAGTGCTTCATGCGCCCCTGCGTGCATGCCGATTGCCACCAGTGCGAGCGCCCCGATCACCGTAGTGACCGGGGACAGTCTGTCCCACAGCGCACTCCATGCCTTTTTCTCTGCCGGCGACGCTGCTTCTTCCTGTCGCACCTTCACGGCCAACGCGGGATCGGCCTGAGCCAGTTCGATGAGCGCCATCAGGTGTGTGTCTGTGATCTTGCCGCCTTTTCGCCACACCGAAACCGAATTCCGCGACACGCCAAGCGACAGCGCAACGCTGTTGTCTGAGTCGCGCGAGCATGCTTTTCGCGCCGTGTCAAGCAATTTATTTATGGTGTCCACGTCATATACCGTTTGACAGAAGTGTCCTGTCTCATGTTACATGCACCTCGTGTCCTACGCCGTATGACACCGCGCCCCCGGCTCCCCTCCGGGGTCCGCGTCAAGGGGCAGGGGATAGGGGCTTCATGGACACACAAGCACTTGCACTGATCGGCGCGTCTGCGCTGACCGTTACTGTCGGCCTCGCCCGATTGGTCGCCTGGATTCTGGATCGCCGCGCCGAAGCTGCGCTGCGCGCACACCGCGAACAGGTCTTAATCATCGAAAGCGTGTTGGAGCACGGTGCGCCGCTGAGTCAGCGCCGCGCGATTGTTTCCAGCGCCTATGCCGAATTGGAGCTTGTGGCATGAGCGCCTCGGTCGTCTCCCACATCGACACCTACCACATCGTGATCGGTGGTCGCCGCACTCGGCGTTTTCGCCTGACCGTGCGTCTTGCTGGCCGACTGGTGGAGCAGAGCGTGCACGCCTCGCGCCGTGCTGCTCGTGCCTGTGAAACCGCTGCTGTGGAGTTCTACGCGCATGGCTGACGGCTCGCTGGATCTGGGACTCCCCTCGTCTAACAGGGGAGTCAGTGAATTCAGGAATGCCGATGGCACCCTGACGGTCGCCATTGACTGGTTTTCCGCCTCTGTGGACTTGCGTGCCGTCCTCGGCGAAGCCGGTGTGTTCGTCAACGACGACCCCGAAGAGGTCCGCGAATGGATGGACGTCACCGCCGAGAACGCCCGTGCGGTCGCATTGCAAGTGTTCTGCTGGTTCTTCGCCGGCTTGGGCTTGGAACTTGACGAAAAGGCCGGGCCGGGGCGGTTTTATCTGTGGCGCGTGCGTATCACCGACCGCGACGGCCAGCACGTCGGGTTGATCGAGTTGGGCGGTGAGCACTGCCGCCGTGCAGATGGCACCTACACCGCGCGTATCGAGTTGACCGGCACCGGGTGTGGAGTGTTGAGCGCAGCGCGCTGCGGCCATGCGAAGCGGTGGCTGGAGCTTCGAGCGAAGCTCGAAAGCTGCGCTGGACGATTGACCCGTGTGGACGTTGCCGCCGATGACCTGCTGGGCAAATACCCCTTGAAACTGGCGCAAAGCTGGTATGCATCGGGCGAATTCGACAACCGTGGACAGCGCCCCAAGGCGCAGACCGTGGACGATCACGACAGTGGCGACGGCAAGACCTTCTACGTCGGCGGGAAGAAGTCCGAAAAGCAGCTGCGCGTGTACGAGAAGGGCAGGGAGCAAGGCGACAAGGCCTCCGAATGGGTGCGCTATGAGGCGCAATTCCGCTCCACCAATCGCAAGGAATTGCCCTTGGATTTGCTGCGCGATCCTGCTGCCTATCTGCTCGGTGCCTATCCCGTTCTCAAGTTCCTGCACTGCGTCGCCACGCGCATCGACATTACGAAAGCTGCTGTCGATGCCACCTGGAAAAGTGCGCGTCGCCACATCAAGCGTCAGTACGGCGCAACCCTGAATTTCATCGTGCGGCATTGCCCAACGCCTGACGCGTTGCATGCCGTCATCAGTACCTGCACGTCGCATCGGCTACCGGCGTGGGCAACAGCAGACGTAGCCAATCAATGGCCCGAAATCGCGGGCATCAATCAAACCTTAGAAGGGGTTACACCATGAGCGGAATCAAAGTCACTGTGCTGAGCGCCGAAGTCGATGAGCGTGGCGGCACGTTCAAGGATGACGAGGGCAAGGACCGGGAATACACCACGCGCAAGCAGAAAGCCAAGCTCGAAGCCGGCGGCTTCGCGTATCCCCTCGATGTCCGCCTTGAGAAGGGACAGTCCGCGTACCAGCCCGGCGAGTACGAGCTGGATCTGGAAGCCATGGTGACCGTCAACAAGGGCGCCATCAACTACAGCAAATTTCATGTGTTGCGCGCTGCCAAAGCGCCTGCACGCGCGACGGCTTAAGCCATGGCCGTGTGCGTAGCCCTGCAAGCGGACGGCACGTTGGTGCCCACCGGTCAATCGGTTGGTGAATGCAGCGGCTACGTGCTCGTCAGTGGTAGCGAATACAGCGTGTATGCGCTGGTGCAAGAAGCGTTCGCAATGCCCAGCAAGGAGGACGCCGTAGCGTGGTCCACCGGCTGCTGCGGTGTGGTGATCGTGTGGTTCGTCCTGGGACGCCTCGCCGGCAGCGTCGCGGGCATGTTCAATGACCGGTAAATCAATCAATCTACTAGGAGAGAAAACATGGGTGACATTCTGTCGGGTCTGAGTGCGGCTGACGCCGTGACCGCTGTTGTGGGTGCTGCCGCGCTGATCGCGCTGGTCGGCTTCACTAAGTGGGGTGCAAAGAAGGTGGCCGGCTTCTTCGGCTAATGGTGGTGAGGGCAGGGCGGCGCTTCGGTGTCGCCCTCTCTCTTTCTGGGGGAGGCACGATGATCGTTCTACTGTTCTGTGCGTTTATGGGCGCTTTGTGTGGATGGGCGGCGGTCAAGGGTTTGGACGCACCATGATCCGAGTGATTTTCTTCGCTGTGTTGCTCTTAATCGGGTTCACTGAGTATGCGTTTTCAGCGGAGCCACCTAACGGCGGCAGCTTTGGTGATCAGGGCGCTGCATTTGCCGCATGCAATGCACGTGGTGAGTGGTGGTTGTCTAATACTAGGCCCAGTGTTCCCAGCGCGCAGTATGATTGTCGTCGTGATGATCAGCCGCCTGATGCGGGGGTTTATCGGTTGTGGCTTTCTGCTGACATGCCGTATGCACCTACCAGTAGCTTTGTTTTTCCGTTGCGCAATAGTTGTGCTGCTCGTCCTGCTTCAACATCCGGTTGGTCAGCATTGGGTAATGGTGCAAGTTGCAATGATGGCTGTGCCATGGGGCCTGCTACCTCCGCTGATACGTTTAGCGCTGGCGGCAAAACCTATTTCAGTTTGGTCGGTGCCAAGCCTACTGGTGCAACGTGTAGCTACGGCGATGGCACAGGGCAGGGTGTGAAGGATCAGGATTGCGTGCAGTCTGGTACCTTGACCATGTGCATTCGTAGCGATGGCAAGCAGTGTGCGACCGCATCGACCGGCAAGCAGTTCTGCTGGTCCCCTGGAGAGTCCGGCGTCAAGAAGGCCGATAACAACAATCAGGCCGCAACGAAGTCGCCCGAGAACGCGGCGATTAATGCCCCGAAGGATGCGCCCTCTAACGGCGGCGATTGGAAGGTGACAGGGCAGGGCACATCTTCTGAAACCAGGGGCGGCGTTACCACCAATTCCAACGTCACCACGTTCGATAGCACCTATGGCAAGGACGGTTCCGGTAAGGGTGATGGCACCGGCTCTGGTACTGATTCCGGCGGCGGTGATGGTGACGGCGAAGAGGGTGATGGTGATGATCCTGGCGCGGGTGCACCGATGGGTGATCTGTACACCAAGAGCGACAAGACAGTGGAGTCGGTTGTGTCCAAGTTCGCCGCGCAGGTTCGCTCTACGCCGATAGCCGGTGGTATCGCCAGTTTCATGACTGTTCCGTCTGGCGGATCGTGTCCGGTTTTTACCTTGGGTGCGTCCAAGTGGTGGAGCGCCATGACCATCGATTTTCACTGTAGCGGCACGTTTCTTGGCTTCCTGCGTGCGTGTGGTTGGGTCATTTTGGCGATTGCTGCGTATGCGGCTATTCGCATTGCTGTGACATAAGGGGCGCGGTATGCAAGTGGGTTGGTTTAGTGATCTAACCGAATGGATTTGGAAGGCGGTCAAATTGATCTGGCAGGCGTTCGCTGATTTCATCGGCGACCTGTTCGTTATGTGGCTCGATCAGACGCTCTCTGCGGTGCTTTACGTCATGAATCTCCTGCCGATGCCTGATTTCATGAAAGGGCAGAGCATCGGTGGCATGTTGGGAAATGCAGGTAGCACCATCCTGTGGTTCGCGGACGTCTTCATGATTGGGCCATCGCTCGTTGCCATCGGCGCGGCGATGATTTTCTACTTGTTGCGTCGTGTGTTGACGCTCGGGATTTGGTGACATGCTGGTCTTCAACGAAGGTGTGCCGCGCGCCGGCAAGAGCTACGACGCTGTAAAGAATCACATTCTCCCGGCGATCAAGAAGGGGCGGCGTGTGTTCGCTCGCCTCAATGGGTTGCGTCACGACCGCATCGCCAAGCACCTGGGCATGCAGGAAAAGGACGTGCTCGATCTGCTCGTGCTGGTCGATACGAAGGACGTTGCCAAGCTGTTCGCCTGCACGCAGGATGCCTCCGGTAAATGGTGCATTCCGGATGAGTTCAAGGATGCGCTTGTGGTGATCGATGAGGTCCACGAGTTCTACGTCAACGAGCGTAAGCCGCTTGAGCCGGCTGTCGAGAATTTTTGGGCGCTGCTTGGTCAGAACGGTGGCGATGCGGTCATCATGACGCAGTGGATCAACCGTCTACACTCGGCGGTTAAAGCACGTATTGAGAAGAAAAATACCTTCCAGAAGCTCACAGCGGTCGGCATGAAAAGCCGGTACCGCGTGACGTATTTCCACACCACCTCACCGGGCAAATTCGAGAAGGTCGGCGGCCAGACGCTCAAGTACGATCCGGTGATTTTTCCGCTCTATGACGGTTACGCGCCTGGCGCTGAGAACACCGAGGTCTATGAGGAAGGCGGCAAGAACGTGTGGGCCGCCATGGCAGTGCGTGCTGTCATCTTTCTCGTAGTCGGTGGCATCGGTCTCTACTTCTTCGCCAGCTACTTCAACAAGGGTAAGCAGCCGGCGCATGCTGCTGCCACGGGCCCGTCGTCAACGCCAGCGGTCGGCCAGGTCTTCAAGCCGGGTGAGCTGGTCTCTGCACCTGGGCAGCAGGCCGTCGCGGCCGTTGTCGCCGATCCGCTTGCTGATTTGACGCCGGAGCAGCGCTATGTGATCGAGCTCGCCGCCAAGGGTCGCATTCGGGTTGCCGCCATTGCGCAGGTGTCTGGCCGTGATCGTGCATGGCTTCAATGGATCGACACTTCGAACATCGTGCTTGAGCAGCTTGACCTTGGCCAGCTGCGTGCCCTCGGTTTCGACGCCACTGTGCAGCCATATGGTGTCCGGCTTGTTGCGGGCAAGCACACGGTTGTCGCCACGGCTTGGCCTTGGCGCGAGCCAGTGCGCGAGCAGGATCCACGCCTCTATAACACCTCGCCTGATGGCAAGAGCGACGGCGCTGCTGGCGTTGCGACCGCAGGGAGTGACGCCGGTGGCGCTGATCGCGATCACCAAAGAAGCGGCGTGATTGGGCATGTTCCGCGCAGCCTCGGCACGTTCCCCGAGAGCAAGCCGTATCAGACGACCACAAGCACGCCGGCTACCACGTTGGACATGTAGTTTCGTGACGCATCACGATTTAGCACGGATCGTGCGGCAACTCTTGCCAGCCATTTGACAGGCGCTGGAACCGTTTGTGTTGAATGCATCGTTCGTCCGATTCCAGCGGCCGTAGTTGTACTGGTGTCGGGTCTGTTTGCTGGGAGCGCGGTGTGTAAATCCGTTGCGGTAGTGGTGTCGGCAGTCCTGCGCTCACGCTTCGCAGCGTGAAGTAGCCCAGGCACAGGGCCACCACACCCGCGAAGGCTGCGGTCATCAGTTGACCGACGAAGATGCCCAGGGCGATTTCCCACCAAAGCCCGTCGTGGTTGTTCTGCGGTCTGTAGCTCATGCGTCCCCCAATGATGATGAACCGGCATTGTAGGGGTGTAGGGGCATAGCCCCTACGGATAACGCCTCACCCGCGCCGTGGACTTCGTGGCCCACGTGTCTGCCGGACCACACGCGCTCTGTCGGCGGACCCCGCGCCATCCATCATTGATAACCGCATTTCACGCCTGCGCCGGAGCACGTCCCGCAGGTAGATCACGTCGGCCGGCCTTGCATGCCATACGCGTTGGCGTTCCTCGGCCATCATCAGCGCCCACTCGCGCGCGATGTTGCACGTGAGCGACCAGTAGCGCATTCCCACCGGGTCGATATCTCGGCCTTCGGGAGTGAAGAACCGATGCCCCTGAAAACCAAAACCGGCCCAGGGGCCGGTCAGGTCTACGCGATCGTAGGTGTCTAATATCATTGTCCAGTCCGCTTCCTGTGGAGGGACCAGCATTGATAGGCCGCCAGGGCGCACAGAAGCGTCAATGCGACTTCGCATAATGTATATTATGTCAGGATGCTGTCGGCACTTTCGTTTAGATCGTTCCCGTTTTGGTCTCAAAGAGACTTTCTCTTCCGATGCGCACGATCCTGAGAAATCCTCGATGTTCAAGACGCACATCACCAGCGCACCTCATCCCGGCCGAGTCGCGTGCCGGACGTCAGATAGCTGCCGTCCTGCCGCGACCGTCCTCTTATTCGTTGTGCTTGGGTCCACCGATCCTTGACTGATCTTCGCTAACACCCGAACAAAAACGACGGCCGCCGATTGCATCCATGCGTATTACTCGAGGATGCGATCACCGTGCTCATTCTCTGCACAGAAGATCGCATGCATGGCGCTCAGCAAGGCCGCCACTTTTGGGTCGGCCAAGCGATAAATGATGGATCGTGATTCGCGACGCGTCAGAACCAATTGCCGCTGCCGCAGGTCGGCCAGTTGCTGCGACAAGGCCGGCTGCCGAATGCCTGTCGTCGCTTCCAGACCGCTGACGGTAGATTCGCCCTGCGACAACTGGCACAGCAACAGCAGGCGCGACGGTGTGGCGATGAAACGGAGCAGCTCGGCCACGTCTGGGACGCGCTCCTTCATGGCGGCAAGAGCATCGGTGGAGAAAGCAGATTCGGTCAC